CGATGTAGCCACAGGGTTTTGGGACAGCCATAAGCTGTACACTTCATCCGGGGTTATATCATGTTCGTATTTGCCGTGCGCCTCTTTAATCAAATCATAAATATCTGCGAAATCATCGCTGAATAAACTTCGTCGTAAATTGGCCTGATTCTCTAAGTAAGTGGCGTTATTCAATAGTGTTTTTATTAGTTGTTGCTCCATAGGTCTGCGTCCTCAGTGGTTTTAATTGTGCCACCTAGAATAACACCTAGAAGAAATAAAAAAACCCCCAATCTTTCGACTGAGGGCTTTTTCTTAATTTGTTATGTGTTGTCAGTTAGTTCTGACGGAACTTCATCTTGCTGATGTCAGGGCTTTGGTCGCCCCGGCGCTCCTTCATATCTACCTGATGGAAGACTACACGCTTGTTACCTTTAACAATCGAAGCGATTGCTTCTTCTAAACGTGCCTGTTCTTCTGCAGCTTCTTTGAATCCACCATCGATGTCGTAGTCTATTACTACGATTCCACGAGCTTTCATTGTCATATTCCCTTTAGTTTAACGTCTGTATTATGAACTTAGACGGATATATAATGTTACGCAGCAATGTCATCGCCGCAGATATTTTTATATATCGTAAGATGGGGGAGCAGAAGGGGGGTTCGTAGTTTTTGCTTTTAAAGCGTCTGGGTTTATTGTACCAAATTTATCGCACCGTGCTATGCTAGAAACTAAGTATCTAGCCGCACGGGATTTAACAGATGCAATCAAGTATGACCAAGTGTATACACCCCTTAGTCTATTACTTTTTGTATTTCCTGCGGCGACAAGCATTTTAGATCCACTTTTGTTAGACGTAGGTGTGTTACTGCGCCGTGCTTCTTAGATAAGTACACTGCTTTACTACTCGCATCATTGTCAAGTACTATTGTTATTTTATCGTACTTAACTAATTGCTGTTTTATTTGGTTAGTTAAGTTCGTACCTAGAAGGGCGAAGCCTACAACACCCTCAAGCCTACTAACAGCGCATGCAGAAGCAACATCCTCAACTAAAACAGCGTGTTGTCCTGAACCTACAGTTATGCCCTGTGTGGTATCACCATACTTCCACCACTTAGGTAGACGCCCATCTAAGGCTCTCCCAACAGCACCTGTGCCATCAGGTGTATAAAACAGAACCCGGTTTTCTGTTGGTAGGTATCTAACCTTTATCAGACCGGATTCGTATGCTTCCATAGAATTTACATCTTCTAAGTATTTAACAGCGGGTGCATGCTTACGCACAGATACGGTCATAGCGGGTAACTGGTTAAGCTTCTTAACGGACCGCCGGGTAGGTGTGCCGCTGACATAGTTCTTCAGTGCGGTTATATCACGCCTACCTCTTAGGCTGCCCTTAGCGTTGCAAGAGGCTCTAAAACAGTTCCACACCAGAACACCGTCGAAGCGGTCTAAGGTGAACTTGTTCCTGCCCCCACAAAAGGGACAGGTAAGTGTTTTATGTTCACCATCGGCCAGCTTGATCTTCTGCACCACGCTGACCTGTTCTTTGTAACTAAACATTGTGCTTGATCCTGAAGATCTCTCCGCAGTCTTCGCAGTGGTGGTGGAATAAGTAAGAGCCAGCATCATCGTCGTCTATTTCGTCCCAGCCTGTCAAAAACTTAGGGTCAGTCAGGTACACTACTAGCAATGTAGTGTCTACAACCTTTATTAGTGTACAGCATGTTTCACAGGCACATGGCCTAGTTGCTTCATACTCTTCTACACCCTCAAGGGATCTTATCTTTACTCTGCTCATAGGTTATCCTCATTACCTTTACATGGGACTAACCCTTGGGCGGGTTAGCCGCAGGCTACACCTAATTGTGAACAAGTCAACCACTTTGTTATGCCAATTAGTTATGGGGTTAGTAACTTTGTACCCCATACAACCTATTGTTTTACATAGGTTCTAGCTATAACCTGAAGGTCGTAGGTTCAAATCCTACTCCCGCAACCAAGTGTCTGAACTCATTAGGCGAATCCTGATGGTTCTATTCTATTCCACATCATTCTATTTATTTCAATGTAGAATCATATTTTTTTGCATCGGCGGTCTCTTTTATCGCCTGTTCATATTTGAAGAACAGTTGCTCAAACTTCCACTGGTACAGTTGCTGCATGCCTATAAGGGTGTTCATCAGTTCATCCGGTGTAGGGTCACGTTCACCATCACCAATCTGTCTGAATACAACTTGAAGGTCATCGCACACATGCCAGCAATCCATAATCATTGGCTCTAGATCATATAGTTTAGACATCTGTTGCTGCAATCATTGGGAAGATAGCTGCGATGGCTTTGCCCACAGCCTTTGCCAGATCCATGTGTTCCTTCTGCGTACCGTTAGCAGAACGCAATTCCACATAATGTATCCATGAACGGATTGTGCCATTGGCATACAGCCGGGACACTGTGTTACCCTCTGGTAGGACAGCACGGGCCTGTTCCTTGGCTATACCGTTAAAGATAGCCCACCTGTAGGCATGCCGTGACTTAGCTATCACATCACGCTGCATCTCTTCCCATCGTGCATGCAGGTCAGCATCTTCCATGGCAATAGAGTTCTGTCGGTTCTTAGGGTCTTGCAGTCTAGCCTCACGCACCACAAAGCTTTCGTCCATGTCTTCAGGATTAGCGTAGCGTTGGCTGAACTCCTGAAAGCTAAATGAGCGGTGACGCAGGAACTGACGGGCAATGTCCCGTGTGGTCTCAACTTCAATAGTAGCGGATGCCATTTCAAACGGTGACCAGTGCTTATGCTTGATCAGATAGTTCAGAAGACGCTCACTGGTCTCCATGTTCATCTGACCCTGCGGGTTACTTACCTTTGCACAGTAGGAAATCAGATCCTGTACATCTGTTAACTCTACCGGGCAATCGGTTGCGGGTTGGGTGTACCCAATCAAAGTAGCTTTCATTAAAACTTTGGCTCTCCATCTTTATCAAGTTCTGGCATGTTGTATTCAAATGTACGGGGTATGATTGGTTCATCCGGTACATCATTCGGCAGAGGGGTAGGCATCACACCTACTTGCTCCATTTCCCACAGAATGTGGCGGGGTATCTCATTTTCCATTGGTTTTCCTCAATTCATCACGGACTGCTACGATCAGATCGATCAGTCTCTCTGTGGTTTGCTGCGCAGGCTTGCCTGTCAGCCGCTGTAGTTCTCTTTCAAAGGCCTTTCGGGCCGCACTTACATCTGTATTCATCCAAACCTCAGATTTTGGGCCGAAGAGGCCAGTTTCTTTGTCTTTTTGACGTAAATATTAAGCATTTGACGGGATTTATGGCCTGTAACCGCTGCAATCTGGTCTTCAGTTGCACCGTTCTCAGCCAATTCAGTTGCACCTGAGTGCCGCAGAAACTTTATCTTCAAGCGGTCAGGCATCATGCAATGTTTGCGGATCTTCTGCGCAATCTCATTGTACTTCCAACGATCATACGGTTTGCCTGTCTTCTCGTAGTTCACGATGGTTTCGTCTGCACCAGCTTGGTTGTGGCGAGGGACAATGCGGGAGATGATACGAGGGCTTGCATCTACAATGATGGGGGTCTTGGTCTTCTCCTGCACGAAGGTGAAGGTCTCGCCATCAAAGTTGTCCCACCGTAGCTGACGCATGTCTCCGGGGCGCTGACAGAGGTCGTAGCAGAGCAAAGCCAGTGTACCGATAGACCAGTATCCTAGCTCGTCAGAGGCCTCTACAAAGCGTGTTACCTGCCGCTCAGTCCACACAACGTCACAGATCGGGTCAGTGTCCAGTTGGATGATCTTAAACGGGTTGCCACGCAGCTTATCGTTCTGTTCGCATACATTCCAAACACGCTTGAGGAACTTAATGGTATGCCTTGCCCGGTGTGGTGACACTTCATCCATCAAATAGGCGTACAGCTTCTGCACATGGTCTTTGCGCACGTTTTGGGCCAACATTTCGATGAATAGAGTGCTTCCAGACCCTAATTTGATCACAGAAAGCCCTTTTATTAGCTGATTGTAGGTGCGTTTACTGTTGTCAGCTAAACGTGACCAAGCCTGCGTCTGCTTATAGTAGCCCAGCATACCTAGTACTGTGTTGCTGTTCACATAAACAATGTCATCTTTATCGGCTAAGTAACGCTGGTGCAGAGAATCTATCTCCATGCACCTATGAACGGCATCAATCCGGGCATCAAACTGTTCAAAGCCCACCTGTAGACGTTCTTTAATGTATTGGGGTGGGTTAAACGCCCACTTTTCACTGCCATCACGCAGTTTAATCTGTTTCAGAAACTTAATCTTGTTAGCCATAGTCATGGTCCTCCTAACACATAACCTAACTAAGTGGCATAATAGATGTCAACAATGAATATTAGCTATTGCATTTTAAGAGTATCTCAGTGATACTGACCTTAGAAACACTCTCCCAGTTGTTTCTACTACGTCCTCCCAGACTTGCCCCTCGCCCTTCTCCAGACGGCGGGGGGTTTTTCATTAAAAAAGGCTCCCAAAGGAGCCTCTTAGTTTTAAAACTACTCAGGCGTCAAATCATTATACACCTGTTATATATAGGTAAAACTACTTCACATACGCAACAGTGGGCCAGTCATCTATATGATCACCGGTGGGAACTGAGATAGCTTTGTCGTTCAACAGTATAACAGATTGGGCTGTATTTTTATTAGTTAAGTTATTTGAGGCATCTAGCAAAGCTTCTCCAAGCTCTTGCGCCTCTTCGGCGGTGAGAATCATTTTAGTACTCCTTTTTAAGAATGTTTCCATTCTGTTCCAAAACTACTCAGGCGTCAAATCATTATACACCTCATTTATATGCACACATGTATATACACCCATATGCATTAGTAAATATATAAATTGGGGCAGAGTTTTTTCCAAAAAATAAAATAATTAACGGTTTGCGAATCGTTTTTGTTGCGGATTTAATAAGGGCAGGCCCCGACCAAAAACTAATAGGGCCGCCAATTGAAACCGAAAAGGAAACCGACCAAATGAAACTATTGAACACAGCCGCCGGCAATACAAAGATTCTCAAATCGCAAACCGGCACAGAATACCGCATCGCCTCTTTGTCATTAATGCCGGATTTTAAAATCTGCCCAAATAGCACAAATGCAGATTGTTTCACTTTGTGCCTCAAATCATCGGGCCGGGGTCAAATGAATAGCGTGGCAAAGGGCAGGCAGAATAAAACCGATTTTTGGCATTTTGACCGGGCCGCATTTCTTGCGCAGTTAAAAAAGGAAATTGCAGCATTTGAAAAGCTTTGTGCAAAGCAAGGCAAACTTGCCGCATTCCGGCTCAATACAATATCGGACATACCGTGGGAAAAGTATGGAATCCCGCAAGCTTTCCCAAACTCTAAATTTTACGACTATTGTAAAAGCGCAAACCGGTTAGGAAATACTCCAGAAAATTATAATCTCATGTTTTCGTTTTCCGATGCTCCCAAATATCAAAGGCAGGTAGAAAGAGCATTGCAA